ATCTTTAACAGACAAAGTTGACAACTATTTAAACTATGTCGTTGAAGAATGGATGAAAGAAAACGAACTTGCTCTTGAGCGTGGTCTCAAAGGCGAAATCGCTGAAGATTTCATCTCAGGTCTAAAAACATTGTTTGAAGATCATTATATCGATGTGCCTGATGAAAAATACGATGTACTTGAGGCACAAGCTGATAAAATTTCTAAATTAGAAGAGAAGTTAGAAAAAACAATTCAAGAAGTAGTTGAAGCGAAGAAATCTAACGGATCACTAATCAAAGAAAAGGTTATAAAAGATGTAACATCTGATTTAACCGACACTGAAATTGAAAAATTTGAGTCTCTTGCTCAAGATGTAGAATACACTGAAGAAGGTGTTTACACTGAAAAGTTAAACACACTCAAAGAGTCCTACTTCCCAAAACAGAAGGTTCAAACCGAAACACATGATGAAGTAGAAACTGGCACCGCTGTAGAGGACTTGAATGAAGACAGTTCAATTGCAGCCTATATGTCTGCGATTGGCAGAACAGTCAAGAGTGCGAAATAATAAATAGTAAGATATAAAGAGGAGAGACGAATGTTTCAAACACAAAACTTACAAGAAAAGTGGCAGCCAGTCCTTGAGCATCCCGATTTACCAAAAATTGATGATGCCTACAGACGAGCTGTTACTACTGTCATCTTGGAAAACCAAGAAAAAGCGTTAAGAGAAGACAGAGCGTTCTTAGGTGAAGCTGCACCAACAAACGCAACTGGTTCTTCGATTGACAATTGGGACCCAATCCTAATTTCATTAGTAAGACAATCAATGCCAAACCTTATTGCGTATGATGTCTGTGGTGTTCAGCCAATGACTGGCCCAACAGGTCTTATCTTCGCAATGAGAGCAAGAGCAAAATCACAAGCAGGCGCACAAGCGTTGTTTGATGAGGAAATTCCATTTCTATCAAACCAAGACGCTGCTGGTGACACAGGTGCTGGTGATCAGTCAGGTACTAACCCTGCTGTTCTAAACGATTCACCTGCTGGAACTTACACATCTGCTACTGGTATGACAACTGCAC